TAAGTCAATCGTTCGTGAATCAGACAGTCCCCCCCGTGATGGGGGGGCGTTATATTAAAAGCGATGGATCCCCTAAGCTATAAACGACCCAGATCGACCTTTCGATATCAAGACATATCAAATTTTTTTTACCCATATATAATTGCGAAGTAAGATTCAAATATATGAAAAAAAATTCTGGGAAAATTTTTGAATCCATACAGGTCGATTCAGTAACTAATCATTATTATGTCGAAATACCAGAGTGGGTCGTTAATGATTTTGGTTGGTATGAAGATACCGAAATTGAACTAAACCTAGAAGGTAAAGAAATCCTTATTAAAGAAAGAGAAGATGACTAACCTACGTCCAACATTTCACGTATATGATAAGAACAACAATCCTGTATCTGGATTAATTAATCTTGAAGAGGATGATCTTATTGACAAAATTGCAGATCATGAGATAGACTTTAAAGAACATGAAGTTCTAAGAGTCGAAAGTGAAGAGGAAATGACAGATGCCTCGTATTGATATTTTTGAAACGCCCCTTTGGATATTTGAAAGAGAAATCCCTGAGGGAATGCGTCAATGGGCATTAGATTTTAAAAGAGAAGTTCCTTGTGGTGTAAGGAGATCAAATAGGGGAGGTTATCAGAGTGATGCATATGATGGGTTAGAAAATTTACCTTTAGAGTATGAGAAAAGTATAAGAGATACTTTAAAGGATATGCCTGAGTTTATGTTTTGTAGTTGGTGGTTAAACATTAATTACAAAGGTAATCATAATACAGCACATACTCATCCAAATACTGATTTAGCAGTTGTCTGGAATATAACTGATAATCATGGATTATTAAACTTTAGACATCCAGAAGCTCATGCAAGATGGAAATTATTAAAAGTATTAAGTATGGTTGAAGATTATAATATTAATGCTAAAGCAGGAACAGTTATAGTATTTCCTGCTGATCTTTTACATTTTGTTGCACCACATGAATTAGAAACACCTAGAATTACAATATCAATGAATCTAGGTGTAGTATGTTAGATTGACATTTACTATATAAACTGATATAATTGAATTGTAATTACAAGACGTTATGGCTAAAGGATTTACAGTTAAAGCAAAATCTCCAGCAGTGAATAAAGCACCCGAATGGGATTATGATAAAGCGAAGGAGTTGGTAAAAGGAAAAAGCATAGTTTTCTGTTTACCTGGCAGAGGAGTAACATATACTTACTTAAAAGCATTCGTACAACTTTGTTTTGATCTAGTACAAGCAGGTGCTAGTATTCAGATCTCACAAGACTATTCATCTATGGTGAACTTCGCTAGATGTAAGTGTCTTGGTGCTAATGTATTAAGAGGTCCAAACCAAATACCTTGGGATGGTAAGTTAAAGTATGATTATCAACTATGGATTGACAGTGATATTGTTTTTAATACTGAGAAGTTTTGGCAACTCGTATTAATGGATCAAGATATCGCAGGTGGTTGGTATTGTACCGAAGATGGTAAGACTACTTCTGTAGCACATTGGTTAGAAGAGGATGATTTTCGTAGTAATGGTGGAGTGATGAATCACGAAACTATCGAAAGTATATCCAAACGTCGTAAACCTTTCACAGTAGATTATACTGGTTTCGGTTGGTTGTTGATTAAGAAAGGAGTCTTCGAGCATAAGGAAATGCCTTATCCTTGGTTCGCACCGAAGATGCAGGTTTTTGAATCAGGAGATGTGCAGGATATGTGCGGTGAGGACGTTTCTTTCTGTCTTGATGCGAAGGAAGCAGGTTTTGAAATCTGGTGCGACCCTCGGATACGTGTAGGACATGAAAAATCAAGAATCATATAAGTACAATATCTTCTGTAAGGACACTTTAATCTTTGAGAACCTTACAGAAGATGAGTTCTTTGAGAAAATGGATGAATTATCTCAAGAATATTACGAAAATGGGACACCTCATCCAACTGATTTAAGACATGAAATGTTAAAGGAGTAATTTTAATGGCGAAAATGAAAAAAAGTCTCAGTGGAGACATGTTTGTAGAGGCAATTCCGAAAAAGTCTCGTCAAGGGAACGGAAAACATTCAAAATACTCTGCTACATCCCGTAACTCGGCTCGTAAAAGGTACAGAGGACAAGGAAAATGACCAAAAGCGTCTCGAAAGAGGCGTTTTTTCATGCCATAAAATATTTCTTAAGAAAACAGTATAAATAAATCTAGAAAACTACTACTAAAGTGAATGAAAACGAGGATATCCAGAGCATTTAAGGATATTAGTCTATCTTTTAATCCTCATCCCGTCACAAATGACCTTGGAGTTATTAAAAATGAGAACGCAATTAAGAAATCTGTAAGGAACTTAGTTCAAACTATTCCTGGAGAAAGGTTTTTTAACTCTATCTTAGGTACTGATATAAGAGGTAGTCTTTTTGACTTCGTTGACTTTGGTACAGCATCCGTTATAGAGAAACAAATACAGACTACAATAGAAAATTTTGAACCTAGAGTTGAAAATTTAAATGTAGAAGTGTTTCCTAGACCAGATCGTAACGAATTTGAAGTAAATATATACTTTGATATCATAGGTCAGCAGTTTCCTTCTCAAGCATTTCAATACATATTAGAAGCCACTAGATAATATGCCTTTTACTAAGTTTACAAATCTCGATTTCGATCAGATAAAAGAGTCGATTAAGAGTTATCTTCGTGCTAATTCCGAATTTACGGGATTTGACTTTGAAGGTTCCAACTTTTCAGTCTTAATTGACACGTTAGCATACAATACTTACATTACTGCCATTAACTCTAACATGGTTATTAACGAATCCTTCTTGGATTCTGCTACTGTTAGGGAAAATGTTGTTTCTTTAGCACGTAATATAGGTTATGTACCTCGTTCTAGGACTGCTGCTAAGGCAACTGTTAACTTTCCTGTATCAGTTGACACTTCAACTGTTCCAAGTAACCAACCAATCTACTTAAAAGCAGGTCTAGTCTGCACTGGAAACCAATCAAATAGCACATATAGTTTTTCTATACCTGATGATATAGAAGCAAATATGGTAGATCATGCTGCTAATTTTGGAACTGCTACTAATCCAATTACAGTATACCAAGGAACCTATCTTTCTAAGGAATTTATTGTTGATGGGTCACTTGATCAGAGGTTTATATTAGATAATTCCTTTATTGATACGTCTACAATCGTTGTATACATCAATACACCTATTTCAACTGGGGTATATCGTACAGGAAAGGGTGTTTTATACAAAAAAGTTGATAATATTTTAAATATTGATTCTACTTCAGAAATATATTTGATACAAGAGGTACAAGATGAGAGATATGAGTTACTTTTTGGTGATGGTATCTTTGGTAAGAAGTTAGAAAACGAAGCAAAGATCACTGTACAGTATATTGTTACAGATGGTAAAGAAGGAGATGGTCCAAGTAACTTTACTTTCTCTGGAAGTGTAGAAAATGCTGATGGAGTCAGCATGGAATTAACAACAACCCCTTCAGTAAACACTGTTTCTCGTGCAAGTAATGGTGGAAACATAGAATCCCTTGATTCTATCAAATACTACGCTCCTAGACTCTATTCGGCACAGTATAGAGCAGTTACAGCAAGGGATTATGAGACAATTATTCAACAAATTTACCCAAATACTGAAAGTGTGTCGGTAGTTGGTGGTGAAGAGATGGATCCACCTGAATTTGGAAGCGTTTTTCTTACAATTAAACCAAAAAATGGAGATTATGTGTCCGATTTTGACAAAAATCAGATACTTTCCGATTTAAAGCAATATTCTTTGACTGGAATCAACCAAAAAATCTTAGATTTGAAAGTTTTGCATATTGAAGCAGAATCATACATCTATTATAACACTGCTAAGGTTGAAAGCATTGATGGATTAAAAACAGAATGTGTTCAGGGTCTTACATCTTACGCTAATTCCATAGATCTTAACAAATTTGGAGGAAGATTTAAGTATAGTAAGGTTTTAACCGTTATTGACGAAATTAGTGATGCAATAACTTCCAATATTACAAGAATAAGGATCAGAAGAAACTTAAATGCTCTTGTAAATCAATTTGCACAATACGAATTGTGTTTTGGTAACGAATTTAATGTTAAACCAGGTGGATATAACATAAAAAGCACTGGATTTAAGATTTTAGGTGTAGATAGTACTGTTTATTTGACAGATATTCCAGATTCTAACCAAAAAACAGGAACAGTAGAGATTGTAAGGGAAGATATAACAGATGGATCAAAAATAGTGATTGTAGAAAATGCAGGTACAGTAGATTATGTGAAAGGTGAGATAAATCTTACAACTATTAACATAACATCGACTGATAAAGAAAATAATATCATTGAAGTTCAGGCATTTCCTGAATCTAATGATGTTATAGGTCTTCAAGACTTATATTTGAAATTTTCCATTGCTGATAGTTCGATAAATATGGTTAAAGATACAATTACATCTGGGGAACAAATATCTGGTCTTGGATATAATGTTACATCAAGTTATAACAATGGGGAATTAACAAGAGAATAATATGATCACAACAGGTATTGATAAGAGAGTACAAGTTCAGCAATTAATTGATAATCAACTTCCAGAGTTTATATTAGCTGAAAGTCCTAAAACTGCTGATTTTTTAAAGCAATATTACATTGGACAAGAGTATCGTGGCGGTCCAATCGATATTAGCGATAATTTAGATCAATATTTAAAGTTAGATAACCTAACTCCAGAAGTAGTAACAGGAAGAACTGCACTTTCTGCAGGTATTACTACGGATGCTACAACTATTAGTGTTGATAGTACTAAAGGATTTCCTAATCAATACGGTCTTTTTAAGATTGATGATGAAATTATTACATATACTGGATTAACAACCAATAGTTTTACTGGATGTGTTCGTGGATTTAGTGGAATAACTACATATCATGCTGAAAATGCTCCAGGTGAGTTAGTTTTCTCTACATCTAGTACTGCGACACATGAGAATGATGCTGTTGTTGTTAATTTAAGTACCCTATTTTTACAAGAATTTTATAAAAAACTTAAAGTTACTTTAACTCCTGGATTAGAAAATGTAGATTTTGTATCTAATCTGGATGTTAGTAACTTTATTAAGGAAGCAAGAACATTTTATGAGGCAAAAGGAACAGAAGAATCCTTTAGAATACTCTTTCAAGTATTATATGGTGCTGATCCAAAAGTTATTGACCTAGAAGAATTCTTAATAAAACCATCTTCTGCAAAATATATTAGACGTGAAAGAATAGTTGCTGAGAAATTATCTGGAGATCCTATAAAATTAACAGGTCAAACTGTATTTAATTCTAAGGATTCTCAAACAAGTGCTTCTATATCAGAAGTTGAACTTGTTACAGGTATTCCTGGAGCTACTAATGAGTATTATGCTTTAGATATTTTTGTTGGATATGATGATGAGGAATATGTTACTGGAACTTTTAATGTTCCAGGAAAAACCCGTGTTATAGGTGATGTTAGTGTAGGTTCATCTGTTATTACAGTGGATTCTACAGTAGGTTTTGGTGCTACTGGAGTCTTGGTAGCAGGAAATTCTACTGCTGGTATTAATACTAATATTGTCTATACAGACAAAACAATTAATCAGTTTTTAGGAATTTCTACTACAGGTTCACAATCAATTCAATATGATATTTCTTATGGTAATGATTGTAGATCAGATGAGATCATTTATGGATATGAAGGTGGTGATACTACAAAAGATAAGATTGAATTAAGGATTACTGGAGTTTTATCTGAATTTATTTCCGAATCTCAAAATAGATTATCTTTAGAAGGTGAAACAATACTTGTTAAGAGTATTGGTGAAAAAATAGAAGATAATGATTTATCCCGTAAACAGATTAATGCAAATTCTTGGATTTATAATACATCTACAGTATCTGAAATAGATGATAGTATTTCAGGTACTACTGGTAGTTTTGATTTAAAATCTAAAACTAATAGAACAAGTTTAAGGGTTGGGGATACTGTTGGAATTACATCAAGAACTAGTAATCCATTAGATCCAGAAATTCAAATTGAATTTCTTGGTGGAGATACTACTGCTACTGTAAATGCTATATCGGGTGATGGTTTTAATGTTTCCTTAAGTGATTCGTTTGATGCATTAACTGGTGTAGATTATAATTTAAGAAGAGTGTTGAATAAAGCATCTTCTACTTCTGATGTTACTTTTAAATATGGAAATAATTCATTAACAGCAGATATTCAGAATGTTTATAATGAAAATGATGAATATTTGTATGTTGCTACTAATGGATTACCTTCTTACCCCATTACAAAAAATATTGCTAAAGTTGGAATTTCTAGTGCGATTGTAGGAGATACAATTCAGGGATATAATTCATCTACAAGAAAGTATTCTATAATATCTTTTAGCGAATCTAATATTCCTTTCATAACTGGTGATGAAGTATATTATACTCCAGGAACCATTGATGGTACAAATGCTCTTGAGGGAATCTCTGAAGGAGTATACTTTGTACAGAATGTAGATTTTAACAAAATTAAATTATATACATCAGCATCTTCTTTAGCAAATCCTTCTAGTACTAATGTTGAATTTACTGTTAAGGATATTACAGGTTCAGTATTTGTACCTCATACATTTACCTTATTAAGACATTATAACCAACAACTTCATTCACAAGAACTACTTAAAAAGTATCCTATAGATGCTAATTTACAAACAGGAAGGGGTACAAAGACTCTTCCTGGTCCTATAGGAATGATGATTAATGGTGTAGAAATTGAAAACTACAAATCATCAGATAGTGTCTTTTATGGACCATTAGAGAAATTTTCTGTTATTACTGGTGGTGAAGGTTATGATATAATTAATCCACCTTCATTAGAAATTGAAGCAGGTGCTGGAACAACTGCATTAGTTCGTCCAGTTATATCTGGACATCTTAGAGAAATTCAAGTTGATCCACAAAATTTTGACATTGAAGATGTTCTTTCGGTAAGAATTACTGGTGGTAATGGTGGTAAAACTATACTAAGACCTGTAATTAAAAAAAGAAATAGAGTATTAGAATTTGATGGTAGACTTATAGGTAATGGTGGTGATGTTGATACTGTTAATGAAACTCTTAGATTTTCAAATGATCATAATTTAGAAAGTGGTCAAGCACTAGTTTATAATAGAAATGGTTTCCCTGCATTGGGAATTGGTACCTTTAAAGGAAGTGATGCTGCTGATTATGAAACATTAGAAGATGGTGCAGTATATTATCCTCAAGTTCTTGGAATAAGTAGTATTTTTCTTTATAAAGATGAATCTGATTATAATGCTGGAATTAATACAATAGGATTTACTAATGTAGCAAAAACAGGAATTCATAAGTTTACACTTAAGAATGCTAAAAATACTTTAAATTCTATTGCTATAGTAGATCCAGGTGATTTATTTGTAAACAGAAAAATTTATGTTAAGTCTACAGGTATTTCCACTTATACGGATACTATTATTTTTGAAAATCATGGATTTGAGGATGGAGAATCTATAGTTTACTCTGGTGGAGAAACTGCTGATATTACAGGATTATCTACTTCAATTGAATATAAGGTAATTAAGTTAGATAATGATTCATTTAGAATTGCAAATGCTGGAGTAGGTGGAACTATAACAGCAAATTATGAGCAGAATAATTATACAAAATTTACAACTAAAGGATCTGGATTACAAACATTTAATTATCCTGATATTACAGTTACTGCAGAAGTAGTATATTCTGCTGGTATAACAACTGAAACTGTTAAATTAACTCCTGTTATTGATGGACAAATAATAGATGCTTTCCTTTATGAAGAAGGAACATCGTATGGTACTGAGAATTTAATAAATTATCATAATAGACCAGAAATAACTTTAAAAAATGGTATTGGTAGAGCAGATAAAGATATTAGTCCTGCTATAGTTCCTATTATTGAAAATGGAAAAGTTGTAAAGATTAGAATTGATTCTGGTGGAGATGAGTATTATTCTACTCCTAATCTATCAGTAGAAGGTGATGGATATAGTGCTAAGATAAGACCTATTATTGATAGGAATGTAGGATCAGATACTTACTTAAAAATAGTTGATACTGTAATACTTAACGGTGGATCAGGATATAGTACAAGTAAAACTTCAATTAAAGTTACTCCTGCAGGAAAGAATGCGATATTTGATACAGATATCCGAAAATTATCATTGTGTGGAATACAATCAACAAGACCATATAATGTAAGATATACTGATGAAGTCATTACACAGTCTGTACATGGTCTCAGATACGCTGTAGTAGGTTATTCTACTGATGTAGGTAAAGAATACTTTGGAGATCTTACAGGAGGTCACTCGCCTATTATAGGATGGGCTTATGATGGTAATCCAATATATGGACCTTATGGATATACAGATGCTTTTGATAATTCTACCGTTAGTCTTTTAAGACCAAGTTATAGTTTAGATGTTTCTAAAGTTGAAAATAGACCAGGAATAACAACTTTTGCTGCAGGAACTTTTGCCGAGGATTATTCTTATGATGCTTCTGGAGATTTGGATGAACATAATGGTAGATATTGTATAACACCACAATATCCTGATGGTGTATATGCTTATTTTGTGGGTGTTAATACTGCTTCCACTGGAAAATTAGAACCAGTTTTCCCATATTTTATTGGACATACTTATAGATCACTTCCTGTAGTTTTAGATCCAGAAGATCAAATTACACAATCATTTGATTTTAACGCTTCTGATTTAGTTAGAAATACCTTCCCATATAAAGCTTCTGATAAATTTGCTTCCACATATTTTATAGAGTCTGATGATATAGTTACACAATCTTCAATTGTAGAAGCAGTTTCTCAAGGGGATGTAGAATCTCTTGATATCATAAAATCTGGAGATAATTACAAAGCTGGTGATAGTTTAGTATTTGATGACACAGGGACTAACGGAAATGGTTTAAGTGCTATTGTTAAAACTGTAGAAAGTCCAGAGTTATCGGTTATTGAAACTGAATATACTTCATTTACTGGTGTTCAGTTTACATGGAAAGATGCTAATAAAATATCTGCATACTTTACGGAACCTTCTGAGTTAGCAATTAATACTCCTATTATAGTTTCTGGATTATCAACTGCTATTAAAAATCTTGATGGAAATCATATACTTGGGATTACTACTGAAAATACAGTTCTTTATAAAGAAGTTGCTTTAAATGGAACTGCAGGAATTATAACTGATATTTACGTTGGTAGAACTTCTGATTTAATTTCTGTTGGTAGTACTATTGGTATTGGTACAGAAACATTATCAGTTCTTAATAAGTTTGAAGATAGAAATATTTTAAGAGTTAAGAGAGGTGTTACTGGAACTGCTCATACAGTTTCTACTGAAGTTAAGTTAATACCAAGAACTATTACATTACCAATAAAAACTGATTACTTTGTATCTAAGTTAGATGATGTTGTTTACTTCAATCCTACGCAGTCTTTTGGTTTAGGTGGAGTTGCTGGAGTATCCACTTCAGTATATGTTTCTGTAGGAGAAACTGCTAGTCAAGTTTCTGTTCCTACTCAAAGTCTTTACTTACCAAAGCATCCATTTAAGACTGGTCAATTAATAACTCTTACAAAAGCAGCTAGTGGTGGTAATATTGGTGTTTCAACAGATGGAAGTGTTGTTGCTGGATACAGTATACCTATTTCTGGAACTAGTCAGGATCTTTATGTTATTAATAAATCCGAAGATTATATTGGAATAACAACTCAACTTTCAGATTTAAGATCTACAACTGGAAACCTTGCAGGTGGACTATTCTTCTTAAGTGCTACTACTAATAGTTTTGAATATACTTTTGAATCTAATTTGACTCAAGTAACAGGAACAGTTGAAAAAATAGATACAACTGTTTCAGTTTCAACAAATCATAATCTTTTAGGTAATGATGTCATTACACTATCATTGAAACCTGATCAATCAGTTGGTATTGGTACTTCAGCAGGAGTTACATTAAAGTATAATGCATTAACAGAAAAATTATTAGTTAATCCTGTATTATTCACTTCTGCTGGTGTTAATACATCTACAGACATTTTAACTATAAATTCTCACCACTTTAAAACTGGTGATAAGGTATTTTACAGTACTGGTATTGGTGTCACGGATTTTGCGGCAATTGAAGGAGTAACTACAAATTCTTCTTATTTTGTTTATAGAATAGATGATAATAATATTCAATTAGCGGATACTTATTATGATGCTACAAAATA